TGTAGTCGTAAAGAGAATCAATGGTAGTTACGAACTTATAAACAGCGGCCGGGGTATCCATTAACTGAGTAATGATTTTTGAATAATCAAAGAAGGCGTCAGACCTAAGATCAGCAAGCATGATACCGCGTTGACCTGCGGTCACGTTCATAATCGCGAGCCATCCTTGTTCAGCATCCATTGCAGTGATGGCCGCAGCGGGTTGGAACTCAACTGCCTCATTGCCAACAAGTGCCTCAAAGTACCTGTTGTTGGTGCCACCAAAGATTGCATCAATGGAGTTGTTAACGAAAGACTTAACCATGAACACAAGGCCCGTGGAATAAATCGCTTTATCCAGAACGTTTGACCAGGCCATATATGTGGGCGCTGGAAGCACAATCTGATTCACAGTACCTAACAAGTTGACGGTGATAAGAGATGGCCACGTGGTCGCGCCAGCCGTCAGCTCAGACAACTTCCCTAAGTACATGTTCGAAGTGGTCCCAAGGAACGCGCAATCAAATCCAGCGTTAGCACTATGGCCGGGGACAGCGAAGTCCTCAGAGTCGGTAAGAAGAAGCGTTCCTGTTAACGCTGGCAAGTTACCAGTCTTATGAGACCAATTTGAGTTCGTCTGGCCGAACGCTCGACCAATCTGTGCAGCCGAGATGTCAGTAGTGAAGTTGATCGCCGCGCCGCCAGAAGTGGCCGACAACTGGAGACTCACACCAGCTACAGAGTTAACAACGAAGTAGACCGTATTGGCCGAAAGACCGGCGCCACCTGTGAGAGTTGGCATGACAACCTGATCACCGTTTACGAAAGGGTGTCCAGAACAAGAAATTATATCTGTAGCTGCCACACCTGTCGCTGAAAGAGTCGAGTAGGTGGGAGCTACGTTTGTGTTGTAAACGTAATACTGATGCGTGGCCGCGATACCATTATGCACGTACAGTTTATTTGTAGTGGTATTAAGTACTGACCCTGCGGCCAGGGTCATCAAATGTGTAGACCCCATTTGGCCCGTTTCCTGTAGGAAATAAACTGCCTTTTGGTCGTCACCTGTTGCAAATGGAATGGTCGGGAAGCCAACGGGAACAAAGTCAGCAAGTGCCAAGTTGTTCACAAGCATTGTTCCACCGTTTATCAGCACGCTACCTGTGGTCGTGATAAACACCTTCCAGCCAGTGGACCCGGCATCGATTACTTTAAGCGAGCGATATGTAGTTGTGGTGGCCGCAGTGTCGGGCAAGTTTATATTTACGCGGCCAACATACGCATAGGCGCCAGTCGTATAGTTGAGAGAATAAAGCAAGAGCGGAGTTAGGGGTCCGGCTTCGGCTCCAAGAATAAACATGTGGCCGTTTGATGTGAGGTACGTTCCGTTGGGCGCGGGAGTGACCGCAGAGTCCGTTTGCACATCAATGAATTTATTTAAAGGAGGTCCTAGGGCAGTTTTACCCCCGGCTGTTTTTGAGTTAACCCGCCCGAGTAAAGTAGTTTTGGTTTCGTCATAAACGGTTACAACATCGTCCAGTAAGCCAGCGTTCACGTATCTCATTCAACAAACCCCTTTAAAATAACTCATAATTAAATCCGGTTTTTATAAACTTAATGCCCGATGCAGTGTAATCAAAATTCTTTCTCAAACTCTGACCGTCAAACACAGAACCAACCCATTCGATCTTCTCAATTCTCTGCGTTTGTCTGCCGACATCTAAATAGAACACTGTACTGACTATGTTGGCATCCGGAAATTGAGCACTCTCGTAAGTGATAGTGTCAATTCTTTGGGTCCGAAGTCCCTCATCGTGGTGTGTTATCTCGGCCACTCGGTCAAAGGCCGAAAGAGTGGCCAGGTGATAGTCTAGTTTCACACTATTGGAGGTTATCGTTCCCCCGCCGCTGTCTCCACTCGACTTAAGCGAGCCACCACCAACTATGTATACTTCGCCTTTAGGAAAAGGAGCGGAGTTGGTCTTTAGGACAGAGCCATCAGAAAACTCAAATCGTAAATAGAACTCATTGCGGTTTGACTCCACATCGATGCGCGTAACGTAAGGAGCATCTAGGCCGTCCCGGCCATCAGACCCGTCCACTCCGTTAGATCCGCCAATTCCACGGGCTCCAACTGGACCCGGCAGTCCACGAAGTCCCCTTGGACCGATAATGGACTCGCCATCTTTTCCGTCTTTGCCGCGCTGTCCTCGGACCCCTCGAGGTCCGCGAATTAACGCCCGGTCTTCATCCGAGAGGTCCTCGAACCGGAGTTTTAGTTCCGCCTTTTCTTCTTCTGTGAGTTGGGAAAAGTGTAATTGTAGGGACGCCCGTTCTTCATCCGTAAAGTCTGAGAACTTTGGCTTAAGGGACAAGAAAAACTCGCGGTGGTCCTCAAAGTTAAAACCGGCACCGTCGCGTCCGTCTCTACCACGGGGTCCTCGGAGTTGAGAAATATCGTCGTCTGTGAGGTCGCTGAAACGTAGTTTGAGATTATCGGATATCCCGTCAACGTACCCTCTAATGATTCCTTCGATTGCATCTTTGTTGTCCTCAAAAATGAAACTGTGGCCATCGCTTCCATCGCGCCCGTCTCGCCCGCGTGGCCCGCGAATCTTTTCAATGTCGTCCGCTGTGAGGTCCGTGAACTTAAGGGCGAACTCTCTAGCCCAATCTTTTATTTGTTCTTCATGCTCAGAAAAAATGAATGATTTTCCGTCACGGCCGTCTGAGCCCTTTGGCCCACGCAGCAATTCAATTTGTTCGGCAGTGTAGTCTTCAAACTTGATTGCGAATTCTTTAGCCCAGGACTTTATCTGTTCTTCATGCTCAGAGAAAACAAATGATTGGCCGTCTTGTCCTGGCTGTCCTCTGACTCCACGCGGACCTCTGGGGCCTGCGTGAAACGGGAGACCGGCCAGTCTCTCGTCCACAATCTTTGAAAGTAGAGCAATCAGGACCGCATTATCCATCCGGCCTACTTACTCAAAAATCTGATTGCTGCGGCTTCCAATTCATTATTCGGGGCTGGTTCTTTGACTGGCTCCTTGGCGGGAGCGGGCTCTGGTTTATTCTTTGATGCAATTTGTGCGTCAATGACTTCATCCATTCGGTTTACAGGAGTGAAGTTGTTGGTGGCGATGTAGTAGTTGTCACCTTGCTCACCGTAACCGGCTAGACCTTCTCGCGCCCGGATTTGATTTGGCGTGTAAGCGCCAACACTCATCATGGCCTTAAAATAGTCCGCGCGGGTTTTCATGTCGCCTCTGAAAACGGCATACAGGTCTAGCTCTGTGAACCGGCCGCCGTACCTGTAGTTCAAAATCTTAACGTCGGCTTCCATTTCAAGATTAACAGCCCATGAATCGAGCGTGTCCGTGGCCACTTCCAAGTTCGCATTCTCTACGTTTGAGTATGTGGCGGCCGTAATATCGAAAAGTTTAGTCGGTGGGACGCCTAAAAATCGCGCAATTTCTAGCACGCCGAATTGACGCGACTGGAGAAATTGTAAAGTCTCTGGGTCCACCACAATCGGGTCGTACTTGATGCCTTCCTCAAGGATGCTCACGCCACCGGCTTTACGTCCTGAGTTTTGCTCGGACCAACTTGATTTAAGCCGGTTGTAGGCTTCATCAGATAAACGTCCAGGATGGCTTAGAATGCCAGACGGAATGCCGCCATTGTGGAATATGCCAGAGGCCATTACATCAGCGGCAAGCGTGATGCCGAGAGTCTCAACCGCATACGCCACAACACCCTGACCTAAAAGTCCGTCTTTGGTGTGGAAGTTCCTGACATGGAAAACATCTTTCGGCTGAAGGTACACTGACTCGCCACGTTGAGTATTTGTGACGCGGTAGACAAGTTCTCCGCTGTTCGTACGCAGTAGCTCAACGCTTTTCGTGTCAAGCGGCCAAATGTTGATTGGTGTGCCGACCGTGTTGCGCTCAATTTCTGAGTAGGAATTCCCTTGAGTGATAGCGGTGGCTACAGCCCAGAGCCTAAACATAAACGCATTCATTTCTGGGTTCGGGGCGAGACTCAAAAGGTTCGCCACAGAACCTTCCATTACTTCATTTTTAGAGTCTTTAATCTCCCAGGGAAGCTTGGCGATTTGCGTGGCAATGTAGGTGACGCCGCGATTAAAGGCCGAGACCTGCATGGCAGAGTCTTCATTTACTCGGACAGCGCCCCTTGTAAAAAATCCTCTGCGGGGAGTTTTGATAAGATCGGTGCTGGTTTTACGCGCGAAAAACCGCGAGAGACTAAAGGCCATGCGTGGCTCCCCCAATGTATTTTATAAACGGCGCTTAATAAATTTCTTCTTAGCTGGCTTAACAGAGGCGCTCTGTTTTGAATCATCAACCTTTTCGGTCTCTGCCTCAAGTTCTTCCACATCGTGAACTGGATCCTCGACCGGGGCCTCGACTTCTAAGACAGGCTTTGGCAATTCAACAACGGCTTCAATAATCTCGCCACCACGCTTTAACCACCGATCAACCATGTTGTCGGGGACATCGTAAATCACGTCCTTAGTATAAAGTACTTGTGCGTTATAAAACTTGTCTTCCTTGAATCGCATCTTCACGGACATGGGACCTCCTCAAATGTAAAAGGGGAGTTTTATCTCCCCTAGTACAGACTTCAAACTAAAACTACCAACTAGGCGAGTACTTGGCTGTATCCGGGTTTGGACACTCCGCCACACACTGCTACGACGCTCACAAGCTTCGCTGCGGTGCTGTCTGCGATATCCAAGGAAACCCATGCGAAGTCGCCTTCAACGTCCAGATCTTCAACCAGGACTTCAAAAACGGCCAAGCCTTCGTCTGCCGCAAAGACAGTCGAAAGGTCATAGGCGTCAGTCGCCGAACCGGGAACAACTTTCGTGAACGAGGTCAAAGCGGCCTTCTTGTGGTAGTAAGGGTTCGCTACCGACAATGCTTTGCTGGTTCCGGCCGACGCTGCGTTGTGTTGCTTCAAAGCAAACTGCACAACAGCGGCGGTGGAATCGCCCATTTGCACAACAAAGGCAACGCGCTTGCACTCTTTCATGCTGACGCGAAGGCCCGTGATTGCTGCGGTGTTCATGTCCACCGGCAAGGTTACAAGTTTCAGATTTTTGCACTCCATCAAAAACGCTTCCATTATTCAACTCCTGGTAAAAATTAAAAATCATTCAAAACTGTGAAAGGCAAGGCGGGGCTGTTTCCAGCCCCGTTTTCAAATTATCGGGCTTCTAACTGTACGAAGGCAGACATCTGGTAAGCACCGAATTCGGTAGTCACAGGAGCCTGGAACGGACATTTACCGTCAACCCGCAAAGTGAAGCGGAAGGCAGTAATCTCGCGGTCGAAGTTCATGTGAATCGAAGTCGCCGACTTAACGCCAGAGGCTTTGCGAATCATGTAGTAGTAGCTCAGGTTAGCCAGCATGATGTCGCCGAGGTCGCCAAGGGCGGGGATGCCGCTCATCAAGGGAACAACGGGACGGCCCATCAACAGACCATAGGGCGTCTGATTCATTTGGCTGCCAGGTGACAGGTAAATGAAATTGCCCAAGTCATCCTTCATGGTCAGAAGTGGTTCTTCTGCTCCAGCGTTGATGTCACAGCTTGCACCGGCGCGGGCGCCAGGCATCATGCGGCTGTACATTTTGATGACGTTGCGAGCAACGATAGTGTCAGCCGTTTGGCCAGACTCTTTTGCGGCCGTAACGGTGAAGGGCGAGTTGATAATGCCTTGCGGCTTACCAGCGCCGTTGCCCGAGATGATGGCAGCGTTGACCTTGTGCATGATTGCAGCGGGAGCGGCTGTTTTGATGTAGCCCTCAAGAGCTACGACATCGTCCAGCAATTCGTCAGTCGCTTTAACCAAAGCGCCAACTTTTTGCAAACGCCAAGAAGCTTGTTTGAATGCGGGTTTGCTCTCAGTGAGCGCCGCGCCTTCAGCAAGCCAGTAGGCTTGGATACCTTGGTTCCACGGCTGACTCTCGTCGATGTTCAGGGTCAAAGCGTTGCCGCTGACCGGAATCGACGTGGTAGCTGCCATCAAAGACTCGTTCGATTCCAATTTTTTCAAAATGGTTTCGGACATGTCTTCGGGAACTAAGAACCCGCCTTCTTCGCCGTTCTTTTCGTAAATAGTATTCTGGAACTTCTTGTCAATTTCGCCAGCGGCGGCGCGTTTGACTGCGTTCAAGAATTCGCCATTGGACGAGAAGCCACCGAAGCGGTCAGTCGCGCGGTTCACACCAACTTGAACTTGAGTGATGGGAGCCGGAGCGGCTTTGCGGCCAGCCGAAGCAGAGGCGCGGGCCTTCATAGCTTCAACTTTCTCGGCGGTCTCAAGTTGTTTGGTGAGTGTTTCAAACTCTGCATTCAAGGCGTCCACTTGGCCGACTTGTTCGTCAGAGTAAGCGCCATCAACGGCCACGATAGAATCGAGGCTGTTTTGGATTTCGAGCAGGCGAGCGCGAATTTGTTCTGGAGTCATTTTTAAATCCCCTATTTCAGTTTTTAATTATCGAGGCCGCTGCGCTATTTGCGAGCTAGTCTATCCCCAATTTTCTTCTTCAATTCATCAATTGCCGAAGCCACAACTTTGGCCTCGGACTTGTAGTTCTTAGGCTTGCGCACAATCCATTTTGAATCGAGCACAGAGGCAGCAATCGGCAAAGATTCATCGGCCTTGCGGTCAACGAAACCTTTTTCAATTGCCTGGTCAGCATCAAGCCAAGTTTCAGCTTCGAGCATGGCTTTGATTTCAACCCGGTCGAGGCCTGTCTTCTTGGCGTAAATGGAAATGAGTTGTTCCTCGATATCCATCAACTGATTGATTGTGTTGTCGAGGTCTGAACGATTGCCCATGGCAAAGGTCCAGGGCAAATGAACCATGAACAGGGCGCCCTCGCCCATGATAATTTCATCGCCCGCAAGGGCTATGATGGACGCAATCGAAGCCGCAAGGCCGTCGATGTGAACAATGATTTTTGCTTTGTGCTGTTTCAGGCGGTTGTAGATTGTAACGCCCTGAAAGACATCGCCACCTGGCGAATTTATGCGAACTGTTATTTCGTTCACAGTCGAATCGAGTTTTTTTAATTCATCGGAGAACTGTTTGGCTGAAAGAGAATCGCCCCAGTAATTCTCCCCAATCGCCGAATAGATAACAATCTCGGCCTTAGTCGCCGACTTGTTAACGATTTTGAAGGGCTGTCCAGATTTGGACTTGAATTCAAGAATTTTTTTAGGCATGGGCTCCCCGTTAATCGAAAGATTAAGGGGAAGCCAATGACGCAGTAAAGTAAAATTTAAAATCCGGACCTAAATCTTTGCCGCTTCGCGGCGCTCACGCAAGTACCCGGCGAGCAATGCGGAGTAGTTCGCAAGGTCAATGAGCGAATCTTCTACCGACTCATCGGTCACTTCCAGTTTTCCTTTTGTGATGAAAGAACCGATGCGGGCCATCTTGTCGGACATCCTAGTCAAGAAACCAACTGCCACAACATCGACCTCTAGACCTTGGACCAATCCGCCGATGTGTCTGAAGTTCGCGAATGGATCACCCCCTGAGCCGGAGTAGTCCGCATTTTTCTTTCCTGTGACCGTAATCATAGTTTCACAGAACTCATTGTGGAATTGTAGATACTGTTCTTTTGTCATCGTTGTACTCCCAAAACGGTTTTAGTTTAATCATGGCATCGTCTATCAATGCCACAAGTTTTTCATCGCCTACAATCTCCGCGTCTTTGCGAAGTAGCCTAAAGGTCCGCCTTATAATCTCGGCCGCCATTTCTAAGTTAGAGCCTTCTGCAATCATCATATAGTTCGGATTCCACGAACTTCATAAACAGAACCTATTTCTTCTTTCTGGAGCCAACCGGCTAGGGCCATAAGAATAGCGACTATGGGATCAATCTTTAGTCTTACGTGGGATTTTCGGGGATAAACATTATCGTTGTGGTCAGTCTTTGCCACTACGTTCCCCAGACACCAGCGCAAAAGCGGGGAGCCATTGTGCACTATCCTCCCCTCCCTCATTAGGGAGTCCAACTTTTTCATGGGCTCAGAGAAGTTAGCCACATTCATCGCAATTTTTACCATTTCGATTTTGTCAGAAAGTTTCTGCGCCATCTCCGTCGCATTCCATGCGTCAAAAAAACATTCCTCAACTCTAAAGTCTTTGGCCAGTGCCTCGGCCTCAAGTTTTATGAAGTCGTAATTAATTGCGTCGCCCTTTGTGGCAATCAAGTGGCCCTTGGCAACGCACTCATCGTAAAGAACATTGTGCGCGGATTTTATGGTGCCTTCAGGAATGTAGCTCCTATCAAAGACGTAATACTTCCCGTTCTCACGGAAGACCATGGCAATTGCTGTGATATCCACATGCGACGCCAAATCAATTCCCATGCGGGCATACTTGCCTTTAAAACTTTCTATTTTTAAATTAGGGTCAGCACACGCATCCCACTTATTCAGGTCATAGAACGCCTTGGCTTCGGCAATCCACATGTTCATGTGTTTGATTTTTATGTTGGGGATGTCACTTGGTGTGACTAGGGCCTTTTCAACTTTAGCCCGAAGGGTTGTGATATCGACCGACACACCAAGATTCGGATTTGCTTTAATCCAAACTTTTTCATCTTCCCAGTCATCGTCTTCATCAAGGCAGTAAACAGCCGCAAAGAATTGGTCATCTTGAACTTCGCCTAAACAAACCTTCTTTGCGTAGGCGGATTGAGAGAACCCAACTCCATCGACATCACTACCCGCCGTCGTGATACACGCAAGCAAACTGTCGGTGCGTTTTGACATACCAGAAGAAATTACCTCAAAGGTTTCTCGCTTCATTGCATGTAGCTCATCGCAGATTGCAAGAATGTCGTTTAGTCCATCAAGACCCGAGGAGTCAGAAGCGAGTGCGCGCATAACCGAATTTGATGGGGGGTGTACAATCGTGTGGGCCAGGACTTTGACACCAGTGTGCTTTAGGAAAGACGGATTTTTTCTAGCCATGAACCGTGCGGCATCTAGAACAATCCTAGCCTGGTCTTTCTTCGTGGCAACTGTCGATATTTGATTTCCAGACGGGTTGTCCAGCGCCAACTCATACAGGGATAGCTGACTAGCAGAACTAGATTTTCCGTTGCCTCTGGCCACCTCAAGGTGGGCAACACGGAAGCGGCGAAAACCAGAGTCCCGCATTCTAAATCCCTGGACACACGCCCACACCCAACACTGCCAATTTTCATACTGGATATTTTTTGTTTTCCATTTTCCAATAGGGTGTTGAAAACGTTGTGTGGTCCTTAAATACTTCTCTGCCTTTTCCGGAACGAAGTGCCAATCAGCGGAATCATTTTCTAAGTCATCCAGAAATCTTCGGCACGCGCCAATGACATACTTCGAGGCCAGTATCTTACCGGCCACGATGTCTTTTGCGTAAACATATCCACGGTAGGTATGTGGATGCTTTGCGGGGTCTATGTTCACTGTTTACTATCCTTCATCGCATCATACATCCACTGAAGAAATCCAATAAAGATAATCAGCGGTAAAATAAAAGCGACTATCGGCCAAAGAACACACGCCATGATTACCGCATCGACGCCAACCATGTCTGCTAGTCTTAATCTCGCCGACAAGATGACAAGTGGAATGATTCCTAAGAACCAAACCACAGCTACGATAAAAACAATTACGCCCATTCTTCTTCCTCAGTGCCGGACGCGGTGCTCACATCTTTGCCTGGCAACACGTTCAAAACTTTTAGGTACTGGGCGATACTCGCCCGCACACGCTCAAGCGTAATTGCTTGCGGATAATTTTTAAACACTTTTCCGTTTCGACCGATTGAGATGTACGTGTATCCGTTCTTACGCAGGAATTCGTTAAGGACATCATACTCCTCGAACAAGTCGCACAGCATCGCAAGTTGGCTTAAGTGATTGGCCTTAAAGTTTTCTCGCATCACGATTGATGGAAGGAACTCGGCCCACTTCTGTTTGAACACCACACCGTTCTTTGGCGGCGGGAATTTACGAAGCATCGGATTTCCGAAAGTTGTATCCGTGGTGTCTTCTTTGAACTTCGCAGGACTATAGGGCTTTAGAATTTTCTTTCTATCTGTGTCCGAGGAAGTAGCTTGTTTCTTAGAGGTCAATTTTTTCTTTGCCATTGATCTTTCCCTCACTGGTTAAAGTGTCTTGTTTCTCGTTAATGATTGAAACCTTGTTGAATATAGGCCTGACCCAAAAGTCATTCATGATGTCATCGGGAACGGGGGTCGTAGCAAAGGACTTCTTACCCGTGCCATCTACGAAGGTGTCAAACAAGTGCATGACAGAAGAATACTCTGGAAGGTTTGCGGTTCGGTCTGAACGTGTTGTGAGTTTTTCTAGTGATGACCAAAGCATCCCCTTCTTTGCATCGTGAACAACGCGACTGCTTTTCGATGCATGGGCCTCGACCGCCACCACTATCGCTTTTTTCTGCCACCTACTCATGGACGTGTGGGCCAGTTTATAAAACATCGGTCCACGGTATTCTAGATTCGGCCACTTCTTACTTTTGCCATTAACTTTTACCCAACGTGCAATCCTACCTAGAAATAATCTATCGAAGTCGGGCGAGTCTTCGTTCTCCACTTTCTTAGTTAGCAGATCTATCTCGGCCGGTGTCATGCTTGTCTCTAGCCGATTGGGATTAATTGCAAGCGGTGCAAACTTCCTGGCATCAAAAGAAATAAAATTATCTCGCGGCCGGTTGTTAGATATCACAAGGGAGGAATAAATTTTTGTGGAGCGTGTGGCATCTATTCCCTTTCGTTCAATAGAAATGGAATCGTTCTGGAGTTCCTTCATTTGGTTTTCCATTTCCATATTGAAATGAAGTTCATCGAACCAGGCCAATGTGGCGCCCTCTAGCTGGGAGTTGAATCTCTCAACCAAACTAGATTTTTTCCCGTCGATTGTATTTGAGTGGCCATGCAGCGCACGCATCACAAGCTTAAGGCGGTTCTTACCCGTCCCAGGATTTCCACAAAGCAGAAGATAAACAAAGGAGCGTTCAAACAGTGAGTAGTAGAGCCAGGAGTAAAAATATTCTCGTTCTATCTGAAGCGGGAACAAGTGATGCACCAGCTTTTGGAATAGCTCTGGCAACTCATCCTTCAGTGTTCTTTTTTCCATTCCAGACCAGATTGGTGGCCGGTATAGATTCAGAACTGTTCTTTCCTCGCCACCCAGTTTTATGGTGGTGGTGCCAACCGGACTGCGGGGCAGGTACTCGGGCCAAACTTTCCTAGCTATGGCCACGGCCTCGGTTTCCTTTAGCTGGTGGACCCGTATGTACGCAATTCCAGAAATCTTAGATACCACATCTCTTTCGTCTGTAAGGAAGAAAGGTTTTTCATCTGCGGTAATGTCCATGTTTAGCGTGAGGTTCTCCATTTCAGGAGGTATGGAAGTAGCGACGTGAATGTTCTCTCGCAATACATTTTTTGTCCGGGCTAGGTCTTCTAACAGGGAGGACATCTCTTTGGTGTTTCGACAGGCACTGAAAACCTCTGGGAACTTAAGTGCCTCCACCCCCATAGCCTCCATCAGTTTTTTCCCAAACTTCTCAACCGTCATTGTCCCGGCACTGGTTATAACCGGCCTTTGCTTGGTGAGGTCTAACTTAAGCAGTTCGATGTCGCAGGACTGTAATGCATCTTCAAGTTGGCTCATGGAGGATTACCTTTCAATTGAGTGTCCCGTGTTGTAGCCCGGCAATTGCGGTATTAAATCATTGCGCCTGCGGTTGTAAATGTTATTGTTCGGCCCAGCCCGTCATGCCAGTGGCCCTTCCTTTGTTGATTAGTGGTCCGGCAAATTCCACAAATCCTTTCGCAGGGCCAGCGTGACGGGCTTCTTTCTTACACACAACAAATTTTAAAATTTAGGGAATTTGAATCGGACGTGTCTTGGTCCATTTTATTGTGGCCAACACCAACCACAAATTTTATCGGCCAAAATATCAAATGGGGTTCAATCCTAAAAATCGACTTGTCCCATAGTACTAGTGCCCATTAGAAACAGTTCTCTATCTATATTTATATTTTTTAGAACTGATATATATATATATAGAATTAAACTAATTTTATTTAACCTATTGGAATCATTGGATTTTTAATTAAAAACATATAAGATAGGTTTATAAATTGGCCCTTTTCCTTAAATTCAAATGCTCTATAAACGAATAGAACCTTTACATGACGCGTAAAAATGGCGTCTCTTGTGTCGCGTTAAAATTCAAATACTGGCCAAATGCAATATAGTGAATTTGGCAGGCACTACTCGTGGTCTACCACCCTAGGATGTTGGCGTTTTTATAAACCATTTCATGTTTACTTATAGTCGGTTTAGATACTTATTTTGCTGTGAGGGCCGTTTTTTGAAGGGGGGTAGTCTCGCTGGGGGAGAATATATTGCATTTGGCGATTCCATAAAATGGGTAGTCGGCCCGAAATCGTCCATTTTGGACGATTTATCTCATCACTTTGACGATTATCGACCTACTTTTTGCGTGTTCTGGCGTCGATTATGTAGACCTCAACAACGTCATCACTGAGGTATTTGTCCCACTTCTTTTTGGTCTCTGGGTCTAGTGGATTTGCAGCATTGAATTTACCTGCGGGTGTATCCTTCCAGTACAGATTGCCACGCGCCCGAGACTCTTCTTGTGGAGATGTGGTGACACAGCCAACACAGCTAACAACCACTGACAACACCAGAATCAATTTCATTTTCCCTGCCTACAAGTATGGAGTTATTTATTTATTGTCGTTTTTTATGCTTACTACTTCCTGATTTTGGCCATCAGTTGGCGTGCATTTGTAACGTACGGAGCCTAAGTCATGAGTCGCGTATTCATACTTCTTACCGCTTTTAGCACAGTCCTTTTTGGCGGCATCAATTGCCTTTTCTGGGCAGGTGTATTTAAACCCAACACCGCAGGACATACCACTCAACATCATTCTATACCCGGTGGCTGCCTCTGTTTGCTCGTCTCCAACGGGACGTATAGCACACCCAAAACAACCAACCATTGCCACTGCCAATAAGAGTAATTTCATGTTTCAAAACTCCTAGAAGTTATTGCGTCCTACTAATTCTATCGACCTACTTCTCCAAACTCTTTAGGACTTTTTCCGTGTTTCAAAAAGTCCCACTCGGGCCCCTAGTGCAGTTTTATTCGCTATTAAATGGTGGGTACGCTTCCCCAATAGGAAACACCCCATTGTCCCCCACCTCATCTCCCCTATATTGATTTTTAAATCGAACCTAAGGGGGCTACGAGCTAAATTAATACCATATACAAAGTGGCA